CTGACACTCGCAAAAAATACTTGCGTCTCACTGATAAGGGTAAAGCATTTAAATTAGAATTAATAGAGGGCATGAAAAATGTCAGTTCGAGTAAATCATAATTATAACCATTATTATTTATTTTGTGCTTGCAACGGATTAATTATATTGATTCTATGGTTGTATATGACAGCAATACACACAAGAAATAAAAACATCAGGAATCTGTTTCGTGCAGAGCCTATTAAAAATAAAAATACCCAAGATAATTATTCGTTAGTTAGTAGACGAGAGATTGACAAAGGATGGAAATCTTTTTGGCTCAATCGAGGACTGAGTAAACCACCTAGAGTTTCTGACAGATACGTAGGTGAGTTTGATTTACCAACAACACTACCAAACAGACAGGAGGAATCATGAGTGTTAAACCAAAAGGCAACAAATGGTTTGCCGACATAACAATAGACGGGGAAAGATATCGTAAAAGCAAAGACACAGAAGTCGAGGCGGTTGCGTGGGAATCCGAATTAAAACGTAGGGTTACACTTGGTATCCCTTTTCAAGACATGCTTGAGAATAAAGGTATCGGTATGACTTTACGAGATATGCTAGACAAAACACATACTCGTTATTGGACTAACACAAAGAACGAAGATAATGTTATATATTTATCTAAACAAATAGAAACATACTATGGCTCACATCTTCCTATTAACTCTATAACTACAAGTCGTATTGACGAGTTTATACTATCATTACAGGCAAAGGGTCTCGCTAACTCTACTATAAATAGTAAGCTAGCTATCCTATCTAAGTCCCTCAAGTTTGCCCACCATAGAGGTTATATTAAAAATATGCCCGCTATTGAGCGAATGAGTACAGTCGGTAATGCCCGTATGAGGTTTTTAACCGAACAAGAAGAAATAGACATTATTCAAACGCTAGAATACAGGAATAAATGGCATTTTGCCCGCTTTTTTGAGTTCAGTTTGGATACAGGCTTACGTCCTTCAGAATCTCGAGAGCTGCACAAGAAGTTTCTTAGAGAAGACCCTGATTTAGGGTGGATAATCGACCTAAGACGGACAAAAAATATGGTTTCTCGTACAATTCCATTAACAGAAAGAGCTTATAAAGCTTTTACGACAGTATCAGACCATTTATTTCCTTTTCATATGTTTACAAAACAGGAAATTAGGAAATGTTGGGCTATGCTTCGTGAGGAATTTGGGGAAAATGACCCTGAGTTTGTGTTTTATATGACACGACACACTTGTGCGTCACGATTAGTCCAACGTAATGTCCCCTTACAAATCGTAAAAGAATGGATGGGACATAAAACGTTTGACATGACTCTTAGATACGCTAAGTTAGCCCCTAAGAACATGTTGGATGCGAAACATGCACTAGAACAAGTAAAATAACAAAATATATGTCTATAGATAATACAGAATCGAGCATTTGGGACACTAGTTCCGAAGATGTTTTAAAACGAGGACTCAATGCAATGACCAAAATGTGTGATGTCCTTTCAACTCAAAACGAGACTTTGAACACAGATATTCAAAAACTTAAGAATAAAGTTCAAAGACTCCAAGACAAACTATTGACCAACAACGTCAATTGAATTAAAAGGTGACAATATGGTGACGAATGAGTGGGAATTGAGACATGCGAGGGTGGCGGAATGGTAGACGCATCAGACTTAAAATCTGAAGCCTGTAAAGGCGTAGGGGTTCAAGTCCCCTTCCTCGTACCAAACCTAAGTTTGGACTTAAAATCCGTTTTTTCGTCACCTATGCCCTAAAACCCACAGTATAACCCATTGTTTCCAATAAATTAATCCGTTTCATCCGAATCCCTTTGTTGACCAAGGTGACCGATTAGTGCCCTATACCTACTATGTTATCACAGAATGAATTAAATAAAGACATGACCAAACTTGGTGTTGGTAGATACAAATCTAAGATTGAATCTGCTAAACAACGAGATGCTGAATTACAAACACAATATGGTCAGCGTCTTATGCGAGGAGCTCTCCCTAAATTATATAAGGGTATTTCAGAGTGGCAGAAAAGTATAACCAACCCTAACAAAGCTCGTTATCAGATTGATTGTATTCCACTTGACCCTAAAGTCATTGCCTTCATCAGTATCAAAGCAATCTTAGATAGCATTACAAAAAAGAAACCTCTGAGCGGTGTAGCTCATAACTTAGGAGCACGTATAGAAGATGAGTTACGCTGTAGATTTTTAATAGATGCTAATCCTAATAAAGGTAAAGGAATTATCCTTGGAGCAGTAAGACGCAAGGGAGAGAAACAAAAAGTCAGACACATTCGTTCCTCCATGAAACATGAAACCGAAAAAGGTTTGATGGAAGAATGGAAACCGTGGGCTCATAGAGACAAATTAAACATGGGCTTACATATGACTGAGCTCGTCCGTGTGACTACAGGAATCGTTGAATATGTGTACATACTCGGCTCAGGTAAAAAGCGTCCCACTCGGTACGTAGCCCCCACAAAAGAGACGATGGAGTGGATAGAGAAGTACAATGACTACAAAGAATTTATTGAGCCCTTTTGGTTGCCCACAGTAGAGCTCCCAAAGAATTGGACTAACGTATGGGACGGGGGTTATGACCATGACAATACATATCTACCTAAAGTTCCTTTTATAAAAAGCCCTAACATGGAATTTTTACGTTCTATAAAAGGTTCACTCCCTGAACCTATGGAAGCTTGTAATCTAATACAACAAACACCGTGGTCTATAAACTCACGTGTACTATCATCTATGCGGTGGTGTTGGGAAAACAATCTAGTAGTTGGCGGGTTACCTAGTAGAGAGAATGAAGAGCTCCCTCCTGTACCTGTTGATTTCAAAGACAACAAAGAAGCAAACACAGAATGGCGTAGGATGGCTGCAAAAATTTATCGTAGTCGTGTCGCTACTATGTCACGTAGATTGTTGGTCTCTAAAATTCTATACATCGCAGATAAGCTAGAAGGTAATCGTTTCTTCTACCCCTCACAATTAGATTTTAGAGGACGTATATATAACATCCCTGCGTTCTTAGGTATTCAAGGTCCTGATATAAGTAGAGGGCTCATACATTTTAATCGTCCCGAAAAAATCAAAAAAGATAGCGATGTAAGATGGTTAGCCATTCAAGGAGCTAACACTTTTGGTAACGATAAAATGACCCTTGATGACCGAGTTAATTTTGCCAACCATTATACAAAAACTGCCATTAAAATTGCGAGTGACCCTACTACGTATTTAGAATGGACGGAAACCGATGAGCCATTCCAATTCTTAGCTTGGTGCTTTGAATGGGCGGAGCTTCATAACACAGGGAAACTTAACAGTCGCTTACCTGTAAATATGGATGCCTCCAACAATGGTCTTCAAATTCTTAGTATGTTAATGCGTGATGAGCATGGGGCGTACTCAACTAATGTCTTGAAAACAGATGAGCCCCAAGATTTATACAGAGTTGTTTCTGATAAAGTTATTGAAAAACTAAAAGTAGAGAACACAGAGATAGGTAGAAAGTGGTTAGCTTTTGGTATCGATAGGAAGTTAGCAAAGCGTCCTACAATGGTGTTCCCTTATGGTGGAACTTTCTATAGCTGTCGTGCTTATGTTGACGAGTGGTATCAAGATAAAGTTAAGAGTAAGAGAATAAATAATCCTTTCTCTGAAACTGAACGATACATTGTCACAGGTTACCTCAGTAAACTTACATGGCAGTCCATCAATGAAGTTTTAGATAAACCAACACAATGTATGACTTGGTTAAAACAAGTAGCAAAACTAATTGCTAAAAGTAATCAAGGTATTCAATGGACAACTCCAACAGGATTTCCTGTACAACAGGACTACAAAAAAACAATAGCCCAAACTGTTACCACAAAATTAGGCGGACAAGGAACGCATATCAAATGGCATGCAGAGAGCGATGAAATATCCTCCAAAAAAGCACAACAAGGAATCTCCCCCAACTTTGTGCACTCGCTCGATGCCTCTGCCTTAACTAAATCTGTAATAAAAGCCAACGAAGAAGGAATATACGATTTTGCTATGATACACGATAGCTATGGAACTCACGCTAATAAGTGTGATGTGTTTAGCGATGTTCTAAGAAAATCATATTATGAGCTTTTTAGTGTTGACCTCTTAGCAGATTTTCTTAAACAAGTAGAAAGACAACACCCACAAATAGACTTTCCCGAAATACCTACATATGGAAATGCAGACATCTCTCAGGTTCTGCAGAGTAAGTATTTCTTTTCATAAAAATAACAAAAGGAGACAAAAGACAAAATGGCTACAATAGTAACAACACCAAAGGGTAAAGCAGTTTACCCAAGAATAGATACACCTGACACCAAGTTTGACCCTAACGGGGTTTACACTTGTAAATTACATGTGTCTGAAGATGAGTTTAACGCATTTTCAAAAAAAGTAACGGACGTAGTAAACGCAGCTTACGATGACGAGTGTAGGATTAAAGGAAAGAAAATTAAAGTATCTGAAAATAAACCTATTCGTATCACCGCTGAAGGAGACTACGAAATATATGCAAAGCAAGTTGCTAAAAGAGATACACGAAAAGGTGTTATCGAATTTAGTGTTCCTGCTTTTGATTCCAAAGGACACAAGATAGACCCAACACCTGCTGTTGGAAGTGGCTCAACTGTAAAGATGAGCTGTGAAATCTATACTTGGTTCAGCGATATGCAAGGGTTCGGATACACCTTGCGTTTAAAAGCAGTACAAATTCTAGACTTAATTGAATATCAAAATGGAAGTGCTAATGCATACGGATTTGATTCAGAAGAAGAGGGCTACGTAACGGATGGAGAATCGTTGGATACAGCGTTCGAAACCGAGCAAGCCCCGTTCTAGTGTATATCGGAGTCGCTTCGAAGCTCAGGTCGCTCTTGCCCTTTCGAGGGCAGGGGTCACCTTCGAGTTCGAATCCTTGCGACTATCATATACCAAGGAGGCAACATACACTCCCGACTTCATCTTACCAAATGGGGTCATTATTGAGTGTAAAGGATATTGGCTTCCTTCCGACCGAACCAAGCACCTACGAGTGCGTAAAGATAACCCTGACCGAGATATAAGATTTTGTTTTCAGAACCCATACAACACACTAAGCAAAAAAAGCAAAACCACATACATGGAGTGGTGCGAGAAGCACGACTTCCTGTGGTGCGACAAGATAATACCAATAGAATGGACACACTAGAATCAGCAATTACACATCAACCCTGCCCGACCTGTGACTCAAGCGATGCACTAACCATTAACAAAGATGGCTCAACTAAATGTTTTAGTTGTGGTGATTTTACACCTGCTAAAGGTGGTGCAATAAAACCTGTTAACACAAACGGATTTATTAAAGGAAAGGCAGTCCCTATTCCTCAACGAGGTATTCACGAAGATACCTGTAAACGTTACAACTATGAAATAGGACAAGTAAACGGAAAGCCTTGTCATGTAGCTAACTATTATGATTTAAACAAGAACCTTGCTTTTCAGAAGTATAGGTTTGAAAACAAAGATTTTTCTTCTAAAGGTAGCCCAAACTTTTTTATGGGTCAGCATCTATTTCCGAATGGAGGTAAGATGGTATGTATTACCGAAGGAGAGATTGATTGTTTGACCATGTCACAAGTCCAAGGAAACAAATGGGCTTGTGTTTCTTTACCCTCAGGAGCTCAATCAGCAAAGACAATATTTAAACGTCAGCTTGAATGGCTCAACCTTTTTGACTCTGTCATTCTTATGTTTGATGAAGATGATGTAGGACGTAAGGCAGTACATGAAGTCTGTCACATCCTCCCCGCAGGCAAAGCAAAGATTGCCCGACTCCCTCTAAAAGATGCTAACGAAATGTTACTAGCATCTAGAGGAGATGAGTTGCTTAGAGCTTTTTGGGAAGCTAAGGCTTGGAAGCCTGATGATATTGTAGATGGTAGTGAATTATATGAGCGATTAACTACCCCTAAAAACTTTGAATCAATCCCCTATCCTTTTACAGGATTGAATGACCTAACTCATGGCATTCGTAAAGGTGAGATTGTAACATTCTGTGCAGGTTCAGGCATAGGTAAAAGTCATGTGTGTAAAGTAATAGCTCACCACATCTTAAAGACCACAGATTCTCGTATGGGTTATATAGCTCTAGAAGAGTCTATGGAGAGAACTGCTAATGGTATTATTGGTCTTGAGATGGGTGAGTTGTTACATATTAACCCGCCTACGGATTCACCTGAATACAAAGAAGCTTTTAATAATACTGTCGGTAGTGGAAGGATGTTCCTTTACGACCATTGGGGTTCACTCGACAGCGATAATTTAATCGGTCATCTCCGTTACATGGCGAAAGCTATGGATGTCACTCATATCGTTTTGGACCACTTGAGTATCGTGGTCTCAGGTATGGGTGATGGGGATGAGCGTAGAATGATTGATAATACAATGACAAAGCTTCGTGCGTTAGTTGAAGAAACTAAACTAGGGCTTGTTCTTGTTAGTCACTTAAAACGACCTGAAGGTAAAGGTCACGAAGAAGGAGCTACTACCTCACTAGCTCAACTTCGTGGTTCTGCAGGTATTGCTCAGTTATCTGACATGGTTATAGGCTTAGAGCGTAACCAACAGGATTTCGAAAATAAACACCGCACCTGTCTTCGTGTATTGAAGAACAGATTTAGTGGTGATACAGGCATCGCTTGTAACCTTATCTACAACACTCAAACAGGACTTATGTCTGAGGAGACTTACGTTCCTGATGGAGAAAACCCCTTCTAATATGAAATATTGCTCAAACTTCAGATACGACCTAGAGGTCGGACAAACAGCCGAAAAGGAAATAGGCGAAATGCTATCTAAGAAAAAAATAGAAATAAAAAAAGATATGCTTGCCAAGAAGACAGGAAACGTATTTGTTGAGTATATGTCACGAGGAAAGCCTAGTGGCGTAGCAAAAAGCGAAGCTGACTACTTCTGCTTTGTAGTAGAAAATCTTATTATATTTTACCCAACACCACTCCTTCGAGAAATGATTGAACCACTCAAGAAGACACGAGCTGATGTTCGGGGTGGAGATAATAATACATCACGAGGAATTATCCTCCCACTCACACGACTAATCCCTACAACTGAAAAGACACAAGATGAATAACATTTTATTTTTTGATATAGAAACTAATGGTCTAAATGATTTTACAAAACTTACGGACTTAGAGTGCGTACATAGTCTTGTTATTATAGATAATGAAGATAAGGTTTATAAATATAAACAAGACAACTTAAAGGAAGCTATATACTTATTAGAGAAAGCTGACATGATTGTTGGTCATAACTCTATAGGATTTGACTACCCTGCCCTCAACAAATTATTTGGGTTCACTCATAGTAAAGTCTATGACACTCTAGTTATGGCTCGGTGTATTTTTCCTGACTTGTTTAAATCAAGCTTTGCTAATGAACCTGACCTAAAGCTTATTGCCTCTCATAGTTTAAAAGCTTGGGGACAAAGACTAGGAGCTCTCAAGGACAATCACGGAGAGACAGAAGATTGGTCTCGGTGGACTCCTGAGCTAGAGGCTTATTGTGTACAAGACGTAGTCGTCACTAAAAAACTATTTACGTTTCTAATGAAACATCAACCTGCAGAGCAGATGTTAGAACTAGAACATACCTTTGCTAGTGTTATGCGTAAGCAAGAGTATAACGGTTTCCCTTTCGACACAGAGAACGCTGAGAAGTTAGTAGCTGAGTTAATGATTACTAGACAGAAACTACACCAAGAGTTTCAAGTATTGTTCCCACCGAAGGTAGAGACACTTAAAAGCTTTTGGTACACGAATGGTATGGGCGATAACTTCCCTACTAAGAAATCAATGATTGAGGTTGGATACTCTGCTAATCAAATATTTAAAGGTGAGCAGAAGAAGAAAGAGATTCCATTCAATCCTAACAGTCGTGACCAAATCTGTGAGCAACTTATAAATTTAGGTTGGAAACCCAAAGCATATGAGGGCAAGCGTCCTGCAATTAACGAAGGTGTATTGAAAGATATTGGTACACCCGAAGCTTTAAAACTCTGTGAATATTTATTACTAACAAAACGTTTAGGTCAGTTAGCTGAAGGTAAGCAAGCATGGCTTAAACTAGAACAAGGAGGAATGATACATGGCAGAGTTAATACTAATGGATGTGTTAGTGGTCGGTGTAGCCACAATAACCCTAATGTTGCTCAAGTACCTGCTGTAAGAGCACCCTACGGTAAAGAGTGTCGTTCATTATTCACCGCACCTTTTGGTAAGGTGTTAGTTGGATGTGATGCATCAGGACTAGAACTACGGTGTTTAGCCCACTACCTCTCTATATGGGATGAGGGCGAGTATGGACGTAAGATTGTAGAAGATGATATACATACTGTTAATCAGAAAGCTGCAGGATTACCTACTCGTGATGATGCTAAAACATTTATCTACGGAACAATCTACGGAGCAGGCGATGCTAAGATAGGTAAGATTGTCGGTGGTACATCTCAAGATGGTAAACGATTAAAGAATAAATTTAAACAAAGTATCCCCGCTTATCAGAAGCTATGGGATGCTGTAGCTCACAAAGTCGAGACTAGTAATACCCTTATAGGTCTCGATGGTCGTAAGCTCCCCTGTCGTTCACCGCACTCTGCGTTGAATCTTTTACTGCAATCTGCAGGAGCTGTGATTATGAAGCAGTCTGTTGTAGAGTTCTTAAAGCTAGCGAAGCACCCCTACCAATTACACGCCAACATTCACGATGAGGTTCAGTTCTCATGTGACGAAGGGCATGCCGATGAGTTAGGACAATCTTTTGTTCAAGCCCTCAAGAATGCAGGAGATACCCTCAAGTTTAAATGCCCATTAGACGGAGAGTATAGCATAGGTAACAATTGGGCAGAGACACACTAACATGCAGACAACATTCACAGTAACAGAAACATTCACAGTAACTGCCAACACCCTTGGCGAAGTACAAACAGCAGTCAGTAATGGCGACTACTCAGACGTTAATGCTGATTTTGACAAAACCTACAAAGTAACCATAGAACCAAACCACTAATGAGAACAATGACATTACTAGCAAAGAAAACCTATACCAAAACTAAACCTAAACCAAAGAAGAAATAATGGAAGCATACATAGACGGAGACATGCTAGTATATCGTTCAGCGTTCTCAAACGAAACTGAGTCACGTTGGAGTGATGATATACATACAATACACACAGATACTCGACAAGCTATAGCCTACGTGGATGATATGGTTGACAGTATATGTAATACGATTAAGGTTAAGGAGTATTTTGTTTCATTTACTTCCCCCGATAATTTTCGTACAGAGTTGTTACCTTCCTATAAATCTAATCGTAAGGCTAAACGTAAGCCTCTAGGTTTAAGCACAATCATTGAAGCTACCAAAGCAAGACATCCTACTATCATGATGGACAGGCTAGAAGCCGATGATGTTATAGGGATTATGTGTACTAAGAAACCTAATACAACCATTGCAGTTAGTGGTGATAAGGATTTCGCTACCCTTCCTATTACTTGGTATAACTTTCTAAGTAAGGAAACTAAAACTCTTACACTAGAAGAGGCTAACTATAATCATTTAGTACAAACGCTAACAGGAGATAAAGTTGATGGCTTTGAGGGTATCAAGGGTGTCGGTCCTGTAACAGCTCGAAAAATATTAGATAAAGACGGAGCTTCTTGGGCAACTATTGTAGATGCCTATGAGAAGAAAGGTCTTACAGAATATGATGCTCTTCTTACAGCAAGAATGGCTTACATATTACGCAACGAAAACTACATAGAAGGAGAAGTAAAATTATGGCTACCGACAAAATAATCTATATATCAGGACCAATGACAGGGTATGAGCGGTTTAACTTTGAATCGTTTCACAAAGCATCCTTAAAACTAAAAGAGTTAGGACACACCGTTGTTAGTCCTGCTCACTTAGCTCAAGAAATGGGCTTTGAGCCTCAGGATTTACCTGAAGACTATAATTGGAATAAGCTCCCTAATGATATCTCTATAGAGAGTATTATTAAAAAGGACATAGAAGTATTGTTCCAAGATTGTAATACAATATATATGCTACAAGGTTGGACACATTCTAAAGGAGCTAAGGCTGAACACGCTTTAGCTGAATGGTTAGGCTACGAAATCATATACCAAGAGCCCCAAGATGCGGAGATGAATCAACATTATAATAAAGAATGGTGGTTTGCTTTCCAACACAACACATTCGAAGAACTAAAAGAATTAACCAAGAAAAAGAATAATGATTACACAGGTGGACGAGAGCATTCTAACCCTTTTGCTAACTTTGACGAAGCGGATAGCTTTGGTGTTGACCCTATTATTGGTCTTAGCTTACGTATCGGAGATAAAATGCAAAGACTTAAAGCATTCTGTAACGCAGGGTTATCTCTTGAGACCAAGGGAGACACGGTTGCAGACATCTTCAAAGACTTAATTGGATATTCAACCCTAGCACTAGGAATGTTGGAACGAAAGAAAGGTAAGAACTAATATGAAAAATTCTTTTCCAACTGTCACTAGTAGTTTGCTGAAGGAGTTAAATGTAGTTTTCCCTAAAAGGGACTTCACACCTAAAGAGGGTCTTAGAGATATAGACTTTCAATCAGGTCAACGCTCCGTAGTAAACTTTTTAAAACATCAGTTCGAAATCCAAAACGAAAATATATTAAAGAAAGAATAATTATGTGTATGCCAAAAACACCCAACATCCCCGCTCCTGTAGCTCCGCCTCCTGCTCCTCCTGCTCCTACTAAAACCGCAAAGGTAGTAGAGAACAAGAAGTTAACAGGAAAAAAGAAAAAAGGTACAACAGGAACATCAGCTTTATCTATCCGTAGACCTAGTATCAATATGTCTACAAGTGGTTCAGGAGCTAACGTTAGTTACTAATTTATGCCAAGAGTATTAGGTTTCTCAGATGGTTCATCTATGTCTGTCAATAGGGCAAAAGAGGCAGGGGTAAAAACCATAGGATTTGCAGATGGGTCATCTATTGTTGCCGACAGGACAGCGTCTCCAAAAATAGGAGTAAAAGAACCATTACTTAGTAAATTAGTTGGTGGTGCTGCAGCAGCTTACTCATTGCGAGACTTAAACGATAAACAAGGAGAAAGTAAAACAGTTAGAGTAAGAAGAGAGATTGATAACGAGGAAAGAGATTTTAAAGTTAAAGAAGTATCTAATGGAATTGCTGATTGGACTAATGGTAAA